TCACGTTCAGCAACCAGAGGAACAAACCACAACTAACTAAACAAGCTAAGAGGTAAGTAAGCATCAGTGCCTACACCCGCACAACTGACAACGACCCAAGCTAGCCCGACTCAATAATACTATAACTCCCACCAAAGCTACTACTACTGCCCAGGGCTGAAACCGCAAACCACGAGAGTGTCCCTCAAGGGAATTCAACTTGCCTGGACTTGAGTACAACACAGTTTTCGTTCCGTCTTTGTAGAGTCCACCATGGGGTAACGCATGCTCCCGATCTCCCACAACAGGCAAAGTATTCTTAGTGAGGAGCCAAATAGAGCTTGCCACAGCGGCGCCAGCCACCACGCTTATCAATAACTTTGAGTAATCAGGCGGTGGTGTAAGTGGCATTGGGGCAAAGTATGTGCAGAGCTTCCCTATGCCTGGTTAGACATTGGAATGCCGCGCACACATCAGAAGAGGGGCAATTTTCGCTTGTAACGAAGGTCACTACATCAAAAGTCTGACCACGAATTTCGGCCAACGATTTAGCTTCAACACAGTGGCTGCGGAGTAGACAACCTACTTCAGCTTCGAAGTACACCACGGTACCTATGGGTTCCACTCCAAAAATGTCTGAAATTTGCACCACATCGGACCCCTCAGCAATCACATCCCACCCCAAAACTCTAAGCAAATTGCTAGTTGCTAAACCAAAGCGCCTACTGAAGTTACAAGTAAAGTGCGCAGGGAGCACACCTTTAGAATTGCTCTGGATCGGATCGCCAAACACGGCAAACGGCTCAAAAGGGAGTTTATCTAACAGTGTATACTCGTCCACAATTACCAATTGCCCTTCCGTACCTGGATACTCTTCTAAAGCCCTTATCCAGCGGCCATTCAACCTAGGCGAATCTGGCACCCCAGCTGTGTATGCACAAAATCGCGTATCCAAGTCAAGTAACTCTCGGATTAAGGTACTTTTCCCTGCACCTGGCACACAATGAACTACAATGGGCGTTGTCAACCTTGAACTGAGACGCTTGAAACCAAATTTAAGCAACAAATCTACTAACACATCCATAAATCAAACTACAGACAACCACCTAAGTATACAAGCAAACACCCCCTATTGGGCTTGATCAACTCACAGGACTTTCCTCGAACACTGCGCGCACGTCAGACTTAAGCAGGTGTTTATTCCTCACTATGAGACGCACGCAATTGTAGAATGCACCGACCTCCTCCTCATCCATCCGATTTACAGCACGCTCTCCTAGACGATATGCAAAAGCCACTTCGATAGCATAATTATCTATACAATTAGCCAGGTTATTTAACTCTAGCGCGATGCACATCCTTTCGAAAACCAATTGTGGCTTCTTGTAAATCCCGTCTGGGCAGAGGTGCCAACCGCAGAATGTCGGCTTCTGGGTCATTTGGACCTTGGCCTTCAGCTTTAACTTATCAAGAAATTTCTTATATTTTCCAACGACTTTCAGCTCCCTTGAAGCGCACATGTCATCGCCTGCAAAGCAAATGTACTCATCACCTTTTATCTCATACTTCATGAAAGTAAATAGCATATTAGCTAAGGTATTAAAGAGGAATGTGCTCGCCTCGCCTGAGAAACGCATTATTGCAAAATTGCCCAATTTTGAACCGAGACTAGTTTTGATGAATTTGTAATCCTC